GATAAAAGTAAGTTCGCGGGATATCTTGGCGGATTTCGAGTTCGCTAAAACAGTACCGGATGTAGTGGAAAGAGCAGTGCCGGTATGCGTAAAGAACTCGTAGATGACGTAGTAAGCGTTGGTGCCTATTTCCACGTCAAGTTTTGGGGCGAAAGAAACTGTGAACCCGTCCTTACGGATAAGAGAGTGAGTCTGTCGGAGTTTGAGGAATGGGACCTCATGCTCGTACTCCACGGGGTTCATGTTGGGGTAAGAAATAACTCGCCCAGCCCTTTTTATATAATAACCTTCACCGTCGTAATATTCAAATTCTCCATCAGGGCCAGGATAGAGAATGAGCGCCATATAACCGCGAATAGAACCGGTCGAGGCGCGAATAGCGTCGAAAACACCATCGTAATAGCCGACGTCGATGAGTATATGGGCAGCATCGTCGGTAAGAGGGTTTTCAGAAGAGAGAACGCTGTGATCAACAGGTTTACCGTATTTCTCATTGTAGCGTTTCTCGTGAGCGCCATTGTACTGGTGATCGATGACGAATAGGTTAGGGCGGTTGGCAAGATAATCGAAATCTTTCGGGAGCATATTATGGTTCTTGTGATACTTCCCGGCCCAGTCCTTAATTCGGAGATAACCAGCGTTCGCGAGATTTGCGGCGGAGTAGAGGAAGGCATAATCCGCAAGCATACGAAGCATCGGGTGACCGTACTCGCGAAGACGATCACTCGGAAGGGTCTTAACGCGGAGGGATCGAGCAACATCCTTTCCGCGGGTGCCGAGGACAAACCAAGAGACGTACTCTGGTTGATACTCGTCGTCGATTTTAACAACACGGCTGCTAGGTTTGTATTCAAAGACTTTGTCCTTAGGTCCCTCCTTAAGAGGGAGATGTTCACCTTTATTCTGGAAGCCTTTGTCAACTTTAGCGGGGATTTCCATTTTCGGGGCCAGGGGAACAGGGCCACGCTCCTGTTTCTTCTTCTTCTGCTTTGGAAAATCAACGAGTAGAGGTTGTGGGGCAGGAAGAGGAAGATTTTGAGCAGGAGGAGGAGCTACACGACCAGGAGTTTTGGAAATTTTGTCAGCCTGGATCTGTTGGTAAGCCTCGTACTGCTGAAGTACGTGCTCCTCATAGTTCTTCGGTTTGGGACCAAGAGGTCCATGGTCAGGGGCGCGGAGACCATTGCCGCGCTTCTTTCTCCGACCATTTGCCTTCGGGGGTGGAATGACAATCTCGAAGGTCTTCTTCGCA